GTCCAGATCGGGACGAGGATCGCCGCCGTCGGCGCCGCCACCCCGGACCCCTGCAGGGACCACTTCGTGAGCGTGCCGCCGAACGCCACCGTCTGCGGCTGCTCGACGACCTTCGGCACCGCCGTGTAGAACAGGCCCGGTATCCCAGCCTCGCGGCCGTTCCCGGGCGGGCGGATCAGCAGGACCGCGGTCTGCTCGAGCAGGTCCCGCAGGTTCGTGGTGGTCTGCGCCGTGTCCGTGAACATGTCCAGCGGGACGTTCTGGGCGATGAGCCGCTGCCCGCCGATCGCGACCGGCTTGTTCGACCCCCAGATCGGGATGATGTTCACATCCGCGCTGTACTCCAGCGCCTTCACCGCCGCCGCCGTCAGGGACGGCCTCGACTTGTCGCCCCGCGCCACCGCGAGCGGGATCGCGGAGCCGGGCACGAGGGGGTCCTGGATCCACCACACGGGCTTCCCCAGGGCGTCGGTTGGGGAGTTCACGGTAATGGAAGCGGTGGGGGTGATGGCGCCGGCGTCCGGGCCGGACACCACCTCGAGGTCGTACGCCACCGACCGGCCGAGGGGGACCTCGTAGTCGGTGACCGTGTCGGACCCGTTGATGGTCATCCCGCGGGTGCCCCGGACGGCGGTGCGGTCCCCGTCGGCGGTGCGCCAGATGTTCACCGTGTCGTCCGTGCCCGTGGTGAGCCCGGTGATCGTGATGGCCACGTTCGGACACGGCGTGGACCCCGAGGACAGGGAGATCGTGGGCACTGGGCACCTCCGGGTCTAGAATCCGCTCATGACAACACAAGGCAGCAGCAGCGAGGCCCCGTCCCGCCGCAGCATTGGGCGGGGCCTCGTCTACGCGGGGACCATCGCGTTCTTCATCGGCCTGTTCATCGCCGCGGCGAACCCCGTGCTCGGGCCGACCGTGCTCATCCTCGCCGGGCTGCTGTTTGCCGTCGGGATCGCCCTGCGGGTAGGGACCACGGGCACCGACTAGAGCCCTACCCGCGTGTAGCGGGCTTCGCCGGCTGCCGCACCGATCCGCGCATCGGCCCGCTTGTCGACGTAGGCCGTGAACGCGTAGCCGTCGACGACGAGGGTGACCTGGTCGGGGAACGCCTGGACCACCACCGGGGCCTGCTGCTGCGTGGGCAGCTTCCCTGTGCGGTTCATGTAGTCCAGCGCGCCGGGGTGGTCGGATTCGAGCCGATTGGCTGACCCGCCGGACACCACGAACTCGCGCGGGTCCAGCATCGTCGCGACAGTGTCCGAACCGAACGCGAACGGGTGGCGGCCGCCCCCGGCCATGTGGACGACGGTGCCGGGGCTGCCGGCCCAGCCGCCGCGCGCGTGCGCAGCCGGGGCCGTGTTGTTCCCGACGCCGGCGGCGTTCCCGCCGAAGTCGTTCGCGTTCACCGAGTTCACCTCGGCGTAGTACACCGGGACGGTGATCTGGTGGCCGTGGAGGTTGTTCAGGGCGTCCTGCAGGATCTGCAGCTTCGTCAGGGCGTTGGCCGTGTCCACGTCCGTCTGTGTGGGCGGCACCGAGGCGGGGATCTGCAGGATCTTGTCGATGTACTGCGTCACTGCGTCCCGGTCGACGCCGTGGGCGACGGCGTTGTCGATGATCTGCTGCCGCATCGTCTCCATCTGCTGGCGGGCCTGCCCTGTGGAGTTGTCCAGGCCGCCGTTCGCCTCGACCACCTGCTGAAGGGCAGCGACCTGCCCGTTCAGCTGGCCACGCAGCGCCACGGACGCGGCGGACATGTCGCCGATGTTGTCCGTGGTGAACGTGATCTGCTTGCCGACCTTGTCGACGTGCGTGCCCATGTTCGCCAGCTGCGAGTCGAAGTTGTTCTGCGCCTGCGCCGCCGACAGCGCTTTCCCGTTCAAACCGTCGAGGGTGGCCTTGAGGATCCCGGCGGCGTCGTTCTCCAGCTGCATCTTCGCCATGGCGTCCTCCGCCGCCTGCGCGTTCTTCTGCTGCGCGTCGTAGGCGCTCTGCAGGGACCCCACAGTCGTGCCGAGCTGGCCGGCGAAGTCCGCGTACACAGACTTCTGCTGCAGCTTCTGCTGTGCAGCCTCCGAGTCGACCTGGTTCAGGAGCTGCTGCTTCTGGATCTGGTCCTGGATCGCCCCGCTGTATGTGCCGGTGGCCTGCCGGACCTTGTCGATGTCGGCCTTCAGCTGCTGGTTGGCCTGCCCCTGCACCTGCCCGTTGTGGGTGGCCAAGCCGAGCTTCTGCTGCAGGGTGTCGAGCTCGCCGTTGAGACGCTGCTGCGCCTCCGTGTTCCCCGTGATGGCCTGCATGGTGGTGTACAGGGACAGTCCCTGCCGCTGGATGGCCTGCGCGGTGCCGTCCGAGATCAGCTTCTGCAGGGTCTGTATCCGCACGTTCTCGCCGATGGCGTCGTTGTCCTTCTTCACCGCGTCGGCGAAGTCCTGCGACGCCTGCACGATCCGCTGCTGGGCGTCAGCCGCCTGCAGCGCGTTCGTGGTCAGCAGGGTCAGGCCGCCCACGAGGAGGCCCACCACGGGCACCGCGAACTGGGTGGCTGCCGCGGAGAGCCCGATCGCGGAGGCGAGGGACTTGAGGCCGCCGATGATGGCCTCCGAGCCGAGCATGCGGAACGCCACCACCGCCGTGGTCGCCCCGGTGGCGAGGATCGCCAGCACCGGCAGTGGCAGCGCGTTCAACGCCCCGGTGAGGCCGTTGAGGGCGGCGATGACGACGGGCCCGACGGGGGCGAACGCGGCCAGCAGGTGACCTGCGAGGGTGACGACGTTCTCCAGCAGCTCCGTCACGCTCGGCAGGTTCGCCTGGGCGTAGGTGATGAAGGTCTGGAACCCGTCGGCGTTCGCGAACCCCATCAGGAACCCGACGAACTTCTGCAGCTCCACCGCGCCGGTCTCGATCAGCGGCATCATCCGCTCAAGCCCCGTCACGGTCGCCTGCAGCACACCGCCGCCGATCGACCCAAGGGCGGCGCCCATCTCCCCGGTGAGCTGGTTCAGGAACGGCAAGTGCTGGTTGATGCCAACCACAGCCCGGTCGAAGGCATCCAGCAGGGACACCGCCGCCGTGTTCGAGAGCTCCTCGAAGTTGCCCTTCAGGGACGCGATCCCGGCACTGTAGGCCTGCCCCGTCTGGGTGCCGGCCTCCATGTTGTCCTTGATGCCCTTGATCGCCACAAGCCCTGCGGCACCCATCCCGGCGAACGCGGTGCCGAGGCCGACCGTGGCGGACGCGATCGTGACAGAGCCGGCCAGCAGGGCGGGGGAGATGCCGATGAGCGCGGAGATCAGGTCGAACTGGGTCTTGTGGGATTCGTTGACCCGGTCCTCGGAGACCTTGAGCTCTTCGTTGGTCCCGATCTGCTTCTCGACGAGCTTGTCGAACTGCGACCCGGCCTGGATCAGGGCGTTCTGGGCGCGGAGGCGCTGCTGCTCGGTGGCGTTGACGTCCTTCTCGACCTTGTCGAGGTTCAGCTGGGCGATGCGGAGCTTGTTCTCCGCGATCTGCAGCGCCTCGAGCTGGGCCTCCGCCTTCGCGGTGTCCGCGTCGACCTTGACGTCGATCTTGCGCCCGTCGAGCCGGTCGGCTTTCTCCCCGGCCGTCGTCATCTTCTGCTCGAACTGGTCGGCGTCGAGGGTGAGCTTGGCGTTGATCGAGCCTACGGTGGTGGGTCCCTCGCCCATCCCGCTCACCCGCCTCTCAGTACGTCATCGAATCCGTGTCCGGGGCTGCAGGCTCCGGGTCAGGGGGTGGGGGTGCGAAGGCGCGGGAGAGGCGTGAGGCGGGGTCGGCTAGGACTCCCTCGGTCAGCAGCCGGAACTCCGCCCACGACATGGCGGGGCGGGTCAGCAGCCTGATGCCGTAGACGGCGGCGAAGTCGGCTACGAGGTAGCTCCAGCGGCCGAGGATCTCTTCCCACGTGACCGCTTTGCCGGCGTCGGGCTCTTCTTCGTAGTACTCGTGGAGGCCGGTGAGGGGGCTGAAGGTTCCACGCCCGCCGTCGTCGCTGTGATCTGCTGTATCGCCTTCGCTGCCGCCAGCAGCGCCTCCGACAACGCTTTTGGGTCTTCCCACGCCTTCTCCGCCGCGTCACGGCCGAGCCGCCAGTCCGCGTAGGCGACGTTCGCGACCCGGTCGATCAGGGTCGCCGTGGCACCGTCGGCCCGGAGCTCGTCCAGGACGGGACCGAGGAGCTCGCTCTGCAGCTCCGCCATCGTCATCCCGTCGGCGATGCGCTGCTGCAGCTGCACGCCCTGGTCCCACATGACCGTGGGCAGCGTGTACTCCTTGCCGCGCAGCCGCAGGACGATGGGGCCTTCGATCTCCTCGAGGGGCTTGAACCCCATGTGCATCTCCTTGGTCGCAGTGGTGGTTGGGGGCGCGCCCCGCCCGGGCACAACGCCGGCGGGCGGGGCGCGTGGCAGTGGCTAGCCGCGCGTGTACGCGAAGCTGTTCGACGCTCCGGCGCCGTTCGTTACGATGATCGGCGCGGACCCGGCGGAGCCGGTGGGCATCGTGGCGACGATCGTGGAGTCGGACACGACGGTCCAGTTCGTGGCGTTGACGCCGCCGAACTTCACGCCCGTGGTCGGGACGACACCGGTGAAGTAGGCGCCGGTGATCGTCACCAGGGCGCCCGTGGCCGCACCGGACGGGGTCGCGGTCGTGATGACCGGGACGGCCGGGGCGGACGCCGGGTTGGTGATCGGGGACACCTGGCCGTCGGCGGTGAACGTGATCCCGACTTCCTCGATGTCAGCCACACCGGTCTTCGACTGCTGGTAGTCCACCAGGTACAGGCCGCTGTACGCCTCGGGGGCGCCGTTGCGGTCGTACCAGCGCACGTAGAGGCGCGCGTTCGTGCCGAACTGGTAGCGGGTGTTGCGGCAGAGTTCCTGCCCGGGGTCGAAAGCGCCGGCGCTGAGCTTGCGGCGGGCCTTGATGGCCAGCTTCGCCCCGGTAATGGTCTTCTCGAACGACGCGAACCCGTTCGAGTCGTAGTCGTCGGCGCCCTGCAGGGTGGCGTTCTCCTGCGGGTTGAAGTCGGTGAGTCCGAGCAGCGGGGTCCACGTGGTGTTGTCCGGGGACACGTCGACCTTGAAGCGGCGGGCGAGGGCGTTGCTCAATGTGATCAGCCTCCTAGGGGCTTTTGTTCGGCATGAAAAAAGCCCCACACGAGGCGGGGCGTCGAGGGTTTCATTTCATGGGTTGGTGGGGCGGCGCCTCACCCAAATGGCAGGCCTGTTCGGTGGGGCGCCGTCCCGGTGCAGCGGTCTCACCCCGCCGCTGCGCGGGGGTCTAAAAGGTGGCGGCTATTCCCAGCCGTTGCCGTTGTTGCGGTTCGCCGTCGACGGGAAGTCGAGGTCCACGTAGTAGTGGTCCGTGCGCAGCCACCGCTTCTGGGCGTCCACGCCCATGGGCACCGAGGAGTTCCGCAGGATCTGGATTGCGTGCGTGGACCCGAAGGTGACGTTCTTGGTGTTGTGCATCAGGTCGAAGATCGCGTCGCCCAGATCGTCGACGTCGTACCCGTTGTTCGGGACGCCGCGGAGCTTCACCTGCACGAGGACCATGCCGTAGGCGGCCTCGGTGGCGTCGGTCATCGGGACACTGGTCAGGCATACGACACGGTCCGGGTTCGGCTGCATGTCCTTGAACACGATCGCCGTCTCGGTGGGGAGGTAGGCGGTGCCGTCGGCCCGGTACACGGCGATGGACGAGTCCGCGATCATCGTCGCGAACCCGACAGCGAGGTCCCGCATGGCTCCCATGGTCACCCCACATTACGACTAGTCGATGTGCTTGCCGAGTTCCTGGGCGACGATGGCGAGGATCGCCTGCGTCTCCGTCACGAGGGGCTGTTCGAGGTAGAGGGCCTGCCCGTCCTCGTGGCGTAGCTGCAGCTCGTAGTGCTGGTAGCGGGCGTAGGGGCCGGGGTAGTACACCTCGGCGCCGTCGTCGTTGACTTTGACCTCGGCTTCGGCCCGCAGGTGGCCGGTCTCGATCGGGGTCTTCGACACGGCCACGGTGCGGAGGTGCTCCATGCCCTTCGCCGCGGCCTCGGGGATGGCGGCGATGACCGCGTCGGTGATCTTCTCGAGGTGGACCGCGAAGTCGCCCACGGCAGCCCCTTATTCGAAGTAGACGACGGAGTGCTCAACTCCGGCCAGCATGCCGGCGGCGTCGAGCTGGTTGACGATGATGACCTGGGCGTGCCGCCCGTCCGAGAGGGTCACCCGCGAATCGAGGGCGAACTTCAGGCCGTCCGCAGTCGAGCAGTAGAACTGCGACTGCGAGAGCACCTGTTCGCCGTCCTGATTGCGGATCAGCTGGGTCTTCCCGTCGAGGAACCCGGCGACGATCTGCGCGGCGGCGTACACGTCGCCGTTCGCCCCGGTACCCTCCCGGGTCTCGACGGTGACGGTGTGCACGTAGAACGAGGTGATGTCGTCGGCCATCTCAGCCGTACACCCACACGTTGGAGCCGAGCAGGTTGTTCAGCTGCAGCTTCCGCGCAGCCTCCGGCACGAGGTTCCGCAGCGACTCGGAGCGGGCCTGCTCGGCGTCGGCAGGGTTGGCGTACACGATCGACGCGGACCCGATGCGCTTCTGCGCCACCACCCCGGCGGCTTGGACCCCGCCGAGGTTCGGGTCGATGCCCATCGCAGCCCACGCCGCCGCCTGGATGCACGTCGCGTCCCGGAGCGCGTTGTAGGTGGCTGTGTCGGTCGCGAGCCCGGTGGTGGGGTCGGCGTCGTAGTAGGCGGACTCTGTGGCCTCCAGCACCAGGGAGGTGGCGGCCCGGAGCAGCTGGGTGGCGTTCGCCGGCGCCGCCGTGCCCGTCCACCCCGCGAGGTCGGCGGGCTGGGCGAGCATGTCGGGTACGACGAAGTTGCCGAACAGTCCCGGCATGGGGGCCTCCTACTCGGTGGCGTACTTGTCGATGAGGTCCTGCCGGGTGAGGGCCTCGGCGTCGTCAGGGTTCATGCCCTGGGCGACGGCGTACCCGACCCAGTCCGCCTTGCGGGCGGTGAGCGCGGGACGCTCGACCGGCTCAGCCTCGGTCCAGTCCGACCCGTCAGGGTTGACGCGGCGGATGTACCCCTTGTGGAGCCGGTCGGCAATGGCCTCGTGCAGGGGGAGGGACAGCTCGATGACTGCCCCATCCCCCTCCACGACGTGGATGGTCTCGGCCACTAGCGCCGGTTCGTCCGGAACGCCGTGACCGTGCCCGTGAACCCGCTCTGCAGGTCCAGGCTGATCGAGCCGTCGTTCTGCAGGAACCGGGCCGACTCGAGCGGGCCGATGAACACCGTGCCCGACGCCGCGACCGAGACGGTCAGGTCGCCGAGCCCGGAGGACTCAGCGAGCGGCTGGGATCCGGCCCGGACGATCGCGTTGAGCGCGCCGGCGGTGGTGTTCTTGACGCGGAGGACGAGGACCTCGGGCCGGGCACCGGTGACGGTGTGGCCGTTGGTCGGGTCCGCCGTGGTTCCGGCCGGGTCCACCGTCGAGGTCGCGGCGGTGAGGTCGGTGAGCGGTACAGCTGTGCGTGCCATTGTCTAGCTCCTTCCTGCTAGGAGACAGCCACGTAGGCGGTCGCGATGGCGTCCGGGCGGACGAGCTTGGCGCCGTAGAGCATGAGGCCCTTCACGGCGTCGGAGAAGCTCGACTGCGGCCGGTAGGCCTCGATCTGGTTGATCTGCTCGGCGAACGTGATCGCCGTGCTGTTGCCGGCGATGATCGTCTGAACCCCGCCCGTGGGGACCGGCACGTTGTTGGATTCGAGGATGTCGAACCCAGCCGCGCGGCCGACGATGCCGTTGCGGAGCCCCTCTTCCGTGCCGGACTCGTTGACCTTCACGAAGCGGGAGTCTTCGAGGAGGGCGCCGACGAGGTCGGGGGAGACGACGACGAGGCGGCCCGCCATGGGGACGTTCGCCTTCGTGAGCGCCGTGCGGAGCGGGACGAGGACCTTGTTGTAGGCGTCGTTCGGGTTCGTGGCGGTGGCGATGCTCACCGGCGACCCCGAGGAGGCGATGACGTTCGCGGTCTGCGCACCCGTGTACAGCGAGGCGATGTACTGGTCGATCACGTCGGCGAAGCCGTAGGCTGCCTCGTTGACCGACTGCGGGATGACGTTCCCGCGGGCCTGCCGCTGGTCGACGTCGTCAACCTGGAAGGCGAAGTACTTCGACTGGTCGACCACGAGCGTGCGCTGGGAGTCCTGCACCTGCTCGGGGCTGATGACCGTCTGGTTCGGCACGTAGGTGCCGATCGTCGGGCGGCCCACGGAGGTGATGCGGACGGTGTCGCCCGCCTGGGTGATCTCGCCCTCGTAGTCGCTGTTGGTCAGGCTCCTGTAGACGAGGTTCTTGCGGAGCGCGACGAGGAGGTTCGCGGACCAGATTTCCGGGCGGAAATTCAGGATGCTCACGGTGTGCTCCTTTCAGGGCACGTAGGGATGGTTAGCCTCCGAGCAGGTGCTTCAGCAGGCCCTTGTTCTGGGCTGCGACGATCTCCTCAGGCGACATGCGCTTGAGCTGCTCTTCGGTGATTTGGCCTTGCTCGCCGGACCCGCCGGTCTGCTCGATGCCGCTCGCACCCACCGCCCGGGTGGCCTTGAGGTATGGGTTGCTCTCGACGGCTGCCTTGATGGCGGCGTCGATCTTCTCGCCGTCCTTGGACGGGTCCAGCCCGTCGATGGAGGCGAGGAAGCTTGTGGAGTCCAGCAGCCGGGCCGGGTCGGCGCCGTGGGCGGCTGCGTTCTTGAACACGGCGAGCTCGCGGCGGGCACGTGCGGCCTCGGTGGCGGCGCTGTCGCGTTCCTGGGCGGCCTTCTTCGCCGCCTCGACCGGGTCCTCGTCGTTCTTGATGCCGAGCGCTTCGAGGGCGGCCTTGATGCGGGCCTGCGCTGCGGTCTCGGCGTCGCGGGCCTTGACCCGGTGGTTCCCGGCCTCGGTGCGGAGGTCGGTGATGAGCTTCTGCACGTCGGCGGGCAGGGACTCGACCTTCCCATCCCACGACGGCGCCGCAGGCTGCGCGGGCGACGCGGGCGGTGTGGCCGGGGGAGCGGCAGGAGGGGTGTTGCCCTCGCCACCGCCGTCCCCGCCGGTGTTGGCGTTCATCTGGGCGTCGCCGAACAGGGCCCGGTGGTGCTCGAGCAGAGCCTCGATGCCGCCCGGTGCGGTGGGGTCGATGCCGTGGATCGTGCGCTTAGCGCTCATCGTTCTGTTCTCCTTGATCAGTGGTCTCAGTGGAGGCCGAGGTCGAGTCGTTGTCTGCGTGGCCGATTCACCAGCCCGTGGTCAGCCGCGAACGCCTTCGCCGCCTCGGCCCGCTGCCGGATCTGGTGCCCGGCCGCGGCCTTCTGGTCGGGGGTGATCGCTGCGGCGTACTCCATCCGCGCCGCCCGGACCCGCCGCTCGAGGTACCTGAGGCGCTGCGTGGCCTTGTATGCGGCCTCGTCCGCGTCGGTCCAGGCGCTGGCTTTGAGGATCGTGGCGCCCGGCAGGAACGGGGTCAGGACGTGCCGGCAGTTCGGGTGGAACAGGCCCGCGGCGGTGGCTTCCTCCACGGTGGCGTCCACGTGGAACGTCACCGGGTCGCCGGTCTTCACGCTCGGCTCGGTGATCTCGGCCGCGCCCCCGTCGGAGAGGACCCGCCCCTCCCATGGGGCGCACAGCGGGCACGGGCGCCCCGAGGTGCTGATCGTGTAGTAGATCAGCCCGGCCCGGTCGTACCGGTCCTTGTGGGAGGCGTTGTAGGCCCGCTGCGTGGCCGTCCGTACCGCCATCTCCACGTAGGTCGCGAGCGACCACTGCCGTCCCGCGCTGTCCGTGAACCCGGTGACACCCTTGGCGGTGAGGTCCCGCCACGCCTGCGCCTGAGCCTCCGCCGGGGTCGCCTTGTCCAGAAGGCCGGCGGCGATGGCGTGGACCGGCTGCTCCGTGACCTGCGAGAGAGCGCCGGCCACGGTCGCTGCACGGTAGGCGTCGTCGGCGAACCAGGTGATCCGTGTCGCCGCCGCGGCGAGCCCGTAGGCGAGGTCGCTGGCGATCATCCTCGCCGCGTTCGCGTCGTGCCCGAGCTCATACCCGGCAGGGGGCGACCAGTGGGGCAGGGCCGCTTCGAGGGCGGCGATGGTGGCGCGGGCGTCGTCGTCCCCGGCCGTGGTGGACCGGGCCGCGATGGACGCCGCGAGCGGGCCTGCCTGCGCTGCGACCTCCGCTGCCTTGGAGCGTGCGAGCGCGAGCAGGTCCGTGTACAGGGTCCCAGCCTTCGCAGGGTCGGCGATGGCCTGCCTGACGAGCTCGGCGGAGCCGACGACGACGGCGACCTCGGCCGCCGCATAGACCGCGCCGGCCTGGTTGGCGTTGGCGTCAGCCGTTGCCGGGAGGCTTGTGCCGCTTGCTGCCGCCGAACCTGCCGTTGAGGTCCCGCTGCTGCTGCTCGCCGCCGTTGTCCGGCTTGACCCGTCCGGGGTCGGTTGGGGTGCTTCCGCCACCGCTCATCCCCTTCGGCTCGGTCGGCGGTGGCCCGTCGAACATGGACAGCGGGTCCGGGACGGCCGAGGCTTGGCGCTGCTCCTGGATCCGCTGCACTTCCTCGGCGATGTCGTCCTCGTCCCAGTCGGGGTGGACGATCCCGACGATGGTTTCGTCGGAGGCGGCTTGGGCGGCGCGGAGCGTGGCGACGGTCTGCGCGATCGTCAGCTGGGACTCCTGCACCGCGTCCGGGAACGACACGTCCGGCGGTGCGGGCTTCACCTTCGAGTGGAAGATGGCCTGGTCGACCCACAGGAGCTTCTCGAGGATCTCCGACAGCGCGGGCCGCCATTCGCGGATCTTGCGGTCGCGGGTCATGAGGGATCGCTGCTGCTTGGCCTCGACCTCGGTGGCGGTGCGGGTTCCGCCGCCGCCCTCGTAGATCCCGAACGTCTCCGCGGAGTACCCGGCCATCTGCAGGATGTCTGTGACGAACTGCGCGGCGGACGCCTGGTGCTCCTGCACCCGGATGTCGAACTGGGATTCGGTGATGAGGTCGTTGATGCCGGTGTTGTCGCCTTGGAGCATGTTGACCGCGGCGTAGGCTTCCTGCTCGGCGTTGAACGCCGAACCGGAGCCGGTGCCGGCGTTGTCGAGCAGCTGCCGGGCGATCATGATCCTCGCCTTGCCGAGGCGGATGTCCCGCATCCACGACGTGTAGGTCTCGTCGAGGGCGTCCATGAGCTGCTCGACGCCGTCCAGGTCCGAGCGGCCGAAGTTGCGGCCGAGGGGGTCGGTGCGCCACCGCCGGTTGGGCCGCTGGTTCGGCACGTACCGGACGCACAGGCCGGGACTCTCGCTGCTGATGGCGCCGAACGCGTTGACCATGGGGGCGAGCGGTGCGGTGGCCGGCTGGTCGGTGAGGGGCACGACGTGGCCGAGCTTGTCGTCGGCGCCCTCGTACAGGCCGTGCAGGATGATGCCGTTGCCCTGCTCGTCGAGCTCGTGCCGTTCGAGGTGCCGCCACACGGTCTTGCCGTCGCGGGCGACGACCTGCCAGAACGTGACGGCGCGGAGCCGGCCCCACATGAACTCCGGCCATGCCTGGTCGGCGTCGACGTGGGTGAGGAAGGGGGCGTCGGGGGAGACGTTGGCGTCCCAGGTGACGCGGAGGTAGACGCCGCCGAGGGCTGCGCCGACTTCTGCGGCTGCGGCGATCTCGGTGTGGAAGCCGTCGTCGAGGAGCTCGGAGAGGCGGTCTTGGGTGGCCTGGTCGTCGGCTTCGACGGTGATGGTGTCGGCGAAGAGGAGGTCGGCGGAGGCTTGGCAGATTTCGGCGGCGATGGGGACGTGGAGTTTGACGCGGCGGTCGGGGCCGCGGGTGGCTTCGCCCCAGAACCAGCGTTGGAGGGCGCGGCCGACGGTGGCGCGGAATCCGCCGGCGTCTGAGGCGAAGAACCCTGTGCTGGTGGGGTCGTAGCCGGTGCGTCCGCCGTAGAGGGAGGCGAGTTCGTCGGGGTTGCCGGTCCACCAGGCGTTCCAGGTGGCGTAGAGGGGGAGGATGTTGGCCAGTGGTGCGGGGGGCCATGTTTGGCTGTTGCCGGGCAGCGGCATGCTGTGGCCCCTTTCGGTG